AGTATAGTTTGCAATTATGACGCCGGTGTGTGGAGTTTATGAGAGATTTGTAAATAAATTATGAACAAAAATAACAATGGAAAAAGATTAAGCAAATGTTAAGCAAAGAAAAAATGAAAAGAAAAAGAAGTGCCTGAAAAACGCATATTCTAAGCACTTCTTATTGTCTGAATTTTCATAAAAAGGAGAAAAAAGAAGTAAAAATAAGACCGTGGGTTACAAGTGGGTTACAACAGGAATCTTATTTACTTCTGCCACCAGCTCAGGGATTGTTTTTTCGGTGTAAACATTTTTGGTTACATCTCCACTACCACCAATTTTAAATGCGGATCCGGAAGCATTGGAAAGAGAATGTCCAAGAATAATTTTTAAACAGACATCATTGAGGCCGGCATTGTTGGCGAGAGCAGCGAATGTATAACGGGTGTCGTGTGGAATATGTTCCATGCCAAGCTGCTTGCAAAGATTATCCCATATGCCGATCCGGAATCCGTTGGTGGTATATTTCTGGCCGCCTGAACGGGGAATGAGGTAACGGCCGCCCATTCGCGCATGGATCAGGGGGAGTATAGCATCGTGGATCGGGATAATTCTATTACGGCCAGCTTCAGTTTTAACTCCACCAACCATATAATGGTCCACAATATTTATGTTAGAACATTCCATGGTCAAAAATTCTGTAATACGAAGACCGGTATAAATAAGAATAAGTACAAGATCTACATTAGGAATTTTACCAAGAGAAGCCCATAATTTAGAAATTTCCTCATCAGAGAATCGAGTATGTTTCTGTTTGGCTTCTGTAGACTCTAAGACAAGACCAGTAGTTATGTCATGGTCCACAAGTTCACAGGATAAAGCGTATTTCCACATTCCACGGACAACAATTCCCATATTTGTAATCGTGCTGGAGCTCATGCCATTACATGAATTTAAACATTCCTGCAGGTCTGCAGTATGCAGCGTGGCAATTTTACGGGAATGCAAAGAAGAATATTTTTTAAAAGCAGCCTTATAGCTTGTAAGTGCTGCATCACCGGGATGACTCTTAAAGCTCCAGCGCCATTCGATCCATTTGTCAAATAGTTCTTTAAAGGTTAGCATATCAGAAATACTAGTGTGCTCATGGACTGCAAGCCCTTTGTTATAGTCTGCGAGATATGCCAGCGCCTCTTTCTGCGTGGCAAAGTATTCGAGGTATTTGCGCTTCCGGCGCTGTATGCCGTCCACTTCTTCCAGGATGGAAATGCGCACGCCCCACGGTTTTCTTCTTTTCCCTGGCAGCTTTACAACGCCGCCGTATCCGTTTGGTAATTTCATACACGACTCCGATCTAACTGTTGCGACGTCGCAACAAATTCATTATTTTTCCAGCAAATCATGCGGATCAACTCCAAGGGCATCCGCAATTTTGAGGCCGCGTGAAAGAGATGGTTCTTTCTTTCGAGCACTGCGGTACTCGTTTATAGTTGTTCTTGGTATACCGGTAGCGATAGACAGCTTTTCCGTGGTGACACCTTTTTCCTGCATGACTTCCGAGATTCTTGACACTATTTTTGCTCCTCCAATCATTTAGAATATATCCAATCACAAATATATTATAGCATGAAAAAATACATAAGTTAATAGACTTATATGCAAAAGAATATAAAAATAGGGGTTAAGTTTTGAGAAAAAATGCCGATACAGAATTTAAATAAAAGGTTGACAAAATAAACAGAAAGCATTAGTATATATTAAGCGTTTTCGTAAATGAGCATATTTCTTGAATAATTTGATATAAATATAAAGAGGCATTGAGACCTCGAAACGGAGGCATTGAGACCTCGCAATAAAAGAGCCGTACCCTTTGGGTATGGCTCTTTGTCACAAATGAATTGTGGAGGAGCGTTAAGATATGGAAGAAAGAACCTGTTTGAAAGATTTGTTTATAGGGAAGACCGATGGCGCGGTTGAATCTAAAGAAGATAATTTTCAAGAATTATTTTATGATCCGTTTAATAAATACAAAGAACTTATGTCAGGGAAAGAAAAATTTCTTGTATTAGGATTTAAAGGGACGGGAAAAACCTATTTGGCAAAATATGTTGAAGCAATGGCGAAAAGAGGGCAATATGTAAACATAGTAGGCGAAAATGATTTTATACTGTGCAAATTGAACGTTATGAGCCAGGAAAAACTGGACGAAGAATTGGCAAATGCACTATGTAAATGGTTTTTATTAGATCGGTTGGCTCGCTTGGTAATTGAATCAAGACCCATAAGAGCAAAATGGATTCCGTTTTCAAAAACTTATAGTTTAAATAAATTTTTAAAATATTTTGAAAGTGATGATATTTTCAAACAGGTGAAGATGATTGCAGAAAGCACTAAGGAAATGAAAACGCAGTGTGAAACATCTTTGGATAAAAATAAGAAAAATAGAAAATATTCGATTCTGGGAATGAAGAACAAAGGGGAAAAATATTCGGTTGAAAATGTTAGAAAAGAGTTTTTTGAATTAATACAGCCATTGGAACAAAAAGTTTTTAAAGCCATTGGAAAAAGAGATAGCTACACAATTATTGTTGATGATTTAGACGAGATCAAAAATAACGAAGAATCTGTTGGAAGGGATGAAGTTATTATCAATATGTTAAAAGTGGCTCGTGAGTACAATCTAAAGAAAATGCCGATTGACTTGAAGTACGTTATTCTATTGCGAACAGAAATTTTAGATGATTTACAAGTAAAGTATTCGAATCTGAATAAAACAATTACTTCGTGTTCTGTTGAATTGTATTGGCTGTTTGACAGCACATATTCTGAACCATATAATCATCCGTTGATGAGCATGATATTACATAAAATCAAGAAAAAGTCTCAAAAATATTCGAATTATAGCAATAAAGAATTATATGAGTTACTGTTTCCGGAATCGATAGATAATAAGAAACCACTTGATTATTTATTGGATTATGGATTTGGAAGACCAAGAGATTTTGTGACATTTTTGGATTGTGCACAAAAGATGTGTCCAGACCAAGGATGTTTTAATGCTCATGTCATGAAGGAAGCGAGAAAAAAGTATTCTCCATGTTTTTATGAAGAATTACTTAATCAGTCTGCTTATTATGGAAATCCAGAATTTGTAACACAATGTTTACAACTGTTATCCAGTGTTAAAAAAGCCTCGTTTACGCATGCATACTTTGAAGCTATTTACAATGAAGGTAAAGATAATTACCCATGTATAAAATCGGTAGATGATGCGCTGAAATTTTTATATAAAATAGGTGCAATAGGAAATTCGTGGAAGGTATTGCAAGGAAATGGAATAAAAAAGACACATTTTGGATGGGCATATAAAAAAGATGCAATGAATGATGTTGACCTATCAAAAAGATTTACAATTCACTACGGATTACGAAAAAAGTTTTCAATGTAATTATTTTAGAAAAATGCATTATATATATGTTTTGTGATCCTGACAATAGGTTCATAGTGTTTAGCCGCCGGTTACTCGGCGGCTTTTTGATTGCTTAAATTTTATTTTAATAAAATATCGCTTACAAAACACCATCTCATATTAATTCCAGGGGCGTGAGTTACCAATATTTACCAATAGATTGATGACAAATAGAAAAATATAATATTATAGCGCCCAGCACGATAAAGGAGACGGGAAAATGAGTGGGATGACCGAAAAGAACATAGCGTTGGGAGTTAAAGAGGTATATGCTGTTGTTTACAAAAAGGAGAAAATAGTCTATATCAATACGGACTGCGAAAAGACATGTAAACATAAGACAATAGTCTACAAGTAAAAAGAGGCTGGGCGCATTACCCAACCTCTTTCTTAGTTGGCATGGTTATGACGCTATGCACGAGGCGGTTCCTGCACACCGAGGTAATCCATGAGTGCATTTTGAAATACGCGGGAGCAGTTTACACCGTCCGCATCTGCCGCAGCAGCGAGCCACGCTGGGAGTGATAGGGTTTTTTTGACAAAATTGTTTTTGACTCGGTCACGAATTGCAGGCATAAATACGCTGATCATAACAGGAACACAACCAGAAGGGATCGTGAGAGAATCAAGAGAGCTTGGTTCCGGAATCGCTTCGTGGTCTTGCTCCATGCCATACAAATGGAGTCCAAGAGCTTCTTGCGCATTGCTGATTGCTTTATTGGTATCGTCAGGCTCTGCACATGGACAGCATCCGGGAAGATCAGGAAAATCAATAGAAATTCCGCGATCTTCGTAGTTGAAGAATGCAATAAAAGAATAACGTTTTTTCAACATATGACTACCTCCTAAATGTTGGGGTTACGGAAATGTAACCCCAGATTGTTTGGAAATACTTTTCAGTGTACCAATCGGAATATCTTTTACCGGATGGGTGATGGTAACTCGTCCGGGTTTTACCGGGTGCTTGAATTGGTGATGATCGCCAACGCAGGACACCTCATACCAGCCGTCCTGCTGAAGAATTCGAATCACCTCCCGAGATGAGTAAC